GCTTTTTATGGATTAGCAGGTGCTAGTCTAGAAACATTAGGTGATATGATAAACATGCAACCTAACTTATAACGGAGAAAAATATGGAATGGTTTGAAAATAAAACAACGCAACTAATTGCTTTAATAGGAATTATAGGTACGCTTGCAGGTTTTGGATACACAGGTGCAGAGTATGTTAATAGGTTAGAAAATCTTGAAGCTGCAATAGGTGGGATAGATGATACCGAAGATGCTCAGAAAATTATTGAAGAAAGATTTGTAGCTATAGAAACTTCTGTAACTTATTTAGAAAAACAAATAGATAGCATTGTTATACCTGATAACAGTTCTGATATTGTCTCTCTCAAAACAGACGTAGCCACTATCAAAGCTGATGTAGCTACTCTTAAAGATGAGAATAAGAATCCTTTAGCTAACTAGAAAACAGAATTTAGTTGAGTCTCTATTTTTTTATGTAGAGGCTCTAGAACTATTTTAGCTTCTTGTAAGGCATTAAGGATAACTACTCTATCATCTTTTTGAAATCTATGTATTTCTTCTTCAGGGAAGCTAGATAATTCTGTAACTAATTTGTTATCAGAATCAATAACTAACTTCCAACTAATAAGATTAGCTTCCGATGCTTTCATTATTTATCTCCGTAAAGTTTACAACGTCCTGTTTACCACGAAGTCCTGCTTTCATGTAGGATGTTGCTCGACCTTCAAAGAAATTTTGGTGTTCGACACCCATTACTTCATCAATCCAACCCAAAGGATTTTCTCGTTGGTCATAATTTGTTTTTAATCCTAGCTGAAGTAATCTTCTATCAGCTATATATCTATTGTATGCATACATGTCTTTCTTAGTAAGACCTTGTATATCTCCCATATCAAACACCAAGTCTAAAAATTTATCTTCGTGTTCAACCATTTCTCTACAGATTTGATAAATCTCTGCTTTAAAATCATCTGTCCATATCTCTATGTTTTCTTGTATAAATTCTCTAAATAGTTTTGTCATAGCTTCAACGTGCATTGACTCGTCACGTATAGAATAAGTAACTATCTGCCCCATGCCTTTCATACGTCCGAAGCGTGGAAAATTTAACAAGATTGCAAAGCTTGAAAACAACTGTAGTCCTTCTGTAAAAGCTGAGTAAACTGCAAGGGTCTTCGCAATACTTCTTTTATCTTTTATAGTAGGTTTAAACTCTGTAACATACTCATGTTTCTTAGACATTTCTTCATACTCTGCAAAAGCTTTGTATTCTATTTCAGGCATGCCGACAGTATCTAGTAAAAGACTGTAAGCATGCTGATGTATAGACTCCATATTAGCAAATGAACCCATCATCATTCTTGCTTCAGGCTTTCTAAACATACGCATATATTTATCTACATAACCTGCTCCAACATCTACGTCTGATTGTGTAAACAATCTAAAGATTTGTGTAAGTAAATTCTTTTCTATATCTGTAAGCTCTTGCCAATCCTTTACGTCTGTATGTAAAGGGATTGACTCAGGCATCCAATGCATTTGATTTTGTAATACATAATAATCAAACATCCATGGGTGGTCAAAAGGTTTGTAATAATTTCTAGTGCTTAATAGGCTCATATTTTTTCCTGTTCTTCGGCATACTTTTTAAGTAGCCATTTGTTAAATTGTTTTTTATATTCTTGTTCTGTATAAGTTGTAGAGTGAGGGGTTTTGTTCTCATCACAATGGTCTAACCACATTCGTCTACAAAACTCACTAAATGAAGTATGCATTAAAACTCCTTAAGAAGCAAGTCTAACTTCTCTTGAGCAGTAGCCATTTTTTCTAAAAGGATATCCATAGATTCTACTATGTGTGGATGTTCTGCCACCCCCACACTAAGTTCTAAATAAGTATCTAATTCAGTCTTTGCTATAGCTATTTCAGCCTCATACTTTTTTTGTAAAGCATTAAATCTACTCTCATACATTCTATCAAATTTATCTTCTTTCATATTTTATCCTTCACAGGCTATACACTCTGTGTCTTCTAAGTTAATTCTTGGTATCTTAATGTTTACATTTTCTGCATCTCGTGCTGACTCTGACCTAAAGTAATACAAAGACTTTAGTTTATGCATAGCATACCAATGAACATCATTAAGATACTGTAAGTATTCATCGTGTACTTCTTGAGTCTCTGTAGCTTTAGGAGATACAAAGAAAAGATTTACACTTTGACTTTGACAAACGTACTGTTGTCTCATGTGGGCATGTTCAACTATCCATATTTGATTTAGTTCATCTGCAGTTTTAAATATTTCTTTTTCTTTATCTGTAAAGATATCCATGCTCTGAATAGAACCTTTGTTTGCAGTTATTTCTTTCCAAATATTTGTTTTGTTTCCTTTCTTTTTAGCAATAATTTTATCTAAGTATTTATTTTTAACTTGGTACGAACCTGATAAAGTTTTGTGTGTAAATATGTTTGCACGATATGGTTCAATGCTAGGGGAAGTGCCACCACATATAATAGAACTACTGGCATTAGGAGCAATAGCCATAAGATGAGCGTTACGCATACCTGAACCAGTAATATCAGGAGCTTCACCACGAGTCTCCGCAAGAACTTTACTTGCATGTACGGACTTTCTTTTAATATAACTAAAAGCTTTGTTGTTAAAACCTGTGGCAAAAATTCCTTCAAACGGAATGTTGTTCTTTTGAAGATAGGCATGGAAGCCCATTGCTCCCAAACCAAGTGACCTCTCTCTATAAGCTGAGAAGCTAGACTTAGTAAAGCCTTCTTTACCTTCTCGTATATGGTTTTTAAATCTTTTAAAGTTAGCATTGTAATCTCCTAATTCTGTTGTATCTATTGCATTATCTATAAAGTGTTGAATAACATTATCCAACATTGTAATTAAGTCTGATATAAAATTTTCATTTGTTGACCATTCATCATAGTGTTCTAAATTTACACTTGATAAACAACAGACTGCGGTTCTTTCTTCGTTAGTTGGTAATGTTATTTCAGAACACAGATTGCTTTGTTTAATATCTAAGCCTAATGTTTTTTGTTCTTTAGGTAAAGCTTCATTACAAGTATCTATATTAACCATGTAAGGCTCACCCGTTTCTGCTCTAGCATTTATTATTTGCCACCATAAATCTCTAGCACTAACAGTCTTAACTGCTTCCCCTGTTTTAGGGTCTATTAATCTCCAGTCATTATCTTCTTGAACTGCTTGTAAAAAAGCATTCGTAAGATTAACTCCGTTGTGTATGTTAAGACATTTTCTATTAATGTCTCCACCTGATTCTTTGCGTATGTTTATAAACTCTTCTATCTCAGGGTGGTCTATATCCATATATGAAGCATAGCTTCCTCGTCTTGTAACTCCCTGATTAAATGCTAACATCTGAGAGTCAACTACTTTCATAAATGGTATTGAACCAGTAGAACGACTATTGTTAGCAGTAGCAATCCCATTACTTCTAATATCTCCCCAATATCCACCAATACCTCCACCTGAACTTGCGAGCCATATGTTCTCATCATAGTGAGCAGATAACCCGTCACGGCTATCAGGTACGTAATTGAGAAAGCAGCTAATAGGTAAACCCCTATTGGTTCCCCCATTACTAAGAATAGGAGTGCTAAACATGAACCATAAGTCGGAACTGTACTGATAAAGTCTTTGAGCCAACTGAAAATCTGTGACCCCTTTGAAGGTTGCTCCAAAAACTGAGGCTCTTGCGAATGCTTCTTGTGCATGTGTTTCTCCTGATGCTTCGTAAAGATATCTATCCTTTAGAGTATCTAAACTAAATTTATTTAATTTGTTTTCTTTGTTGTAGTCTATTTTAATACCTAAGTATTCCTTCTGACCAACTTTATCTTCGACCATTACTCCTTCTCCTTGTCGTTTAAGTGTAGTGCAATCAATGCATAGTGTATAATTTTAAGTAGGTCTGCATCAGACTTACCATTCTTCTTACCATACCTCATAGCATACTTCATGATGTTACCTATACAGAAACCTTCACCATGTCCTGCATCAATAATCATATCAGTTGCTTGATACTTAGAGTGAGCATAGTGTTGTGTATAGGTGCTATCAATATATTGTTTAACACCATTTAAGTTTATGTTTTCATCAAATTTATATTCCATATTTATATCCAGTCTTTAGGTAGTGTGTGTTCACTATACCATTTAAAATTATTTTTTTCTGCCCACTC